TGTATTTGTTGCGCAGCCGTTCAATATCGACAAGCGCACCGAGGCCACCTTCGATAGCGTCTTCCATCGTTATGATGTAGCGCCAGATCTGGTCCGGGCAGAGAATACCCTGGCGCATTTCGCTTTCTGTCGGGAACGCCACACCTTTGCGTTTCGGGTCGTCCCCGCGCCAGGCTTCGCCAGTCCATACCGGGTAAGCCTGGTGCGTTTTCGCGCTGGGCGTCGAAAAGTAGGTCGTCCGGTATTTGTTATGCGTTGCCATTGCGCTGGCAACTTCGTGCAGGCGCGTGAATTTCGGGATCCAGAAAACCTCATCGCCATACAGGTGGCCGTTAAAGCCCTGCGCGGTGCTGGCGTTCGTGGACAAAAAGCGCAGTATTGCGCCGTTGCTGAGGCGGATATTTTTACCCGTCAGCGTCACGCCGAAATGGTTCTGGGCGATCTGGACGATGTATTCACGGAAGATTTCAGACTGGGAGCGGCTTGCAGAGAAAAAGACCTGGTTATCACCGGTAATGACAGCATCTTCGAATGCCTCCCAGGCGAAATAATAGGTCATGCCGACCTGTCGGCTTTTCAGAATGAAGCGCCAGTCTTCGCCTTTATGTTCGCGGCAGTGCAGCTGGTACTCGAAGAGATGTTCCCGCGCCCAGGTGTCGAGCATTTCCGGTGTAATACCGGAAACGTCGTTTTTCTTATACCGGCGCTTTCTTTCCTCTGGTTCCCCGCCTGCGCTGCTGAGGCAGTACCCTTCACCATCATAAGCCGCTTTCTGGGCCTGAATTTCTGCCAGCTTTTCGGCGTGTTTGTTGCGCTGCGCCATGAGTTTCACATGGTGAGCAATCAGATCGCGCAGTTCTTCCAGTTCCAGCGCTGTTTTTTTCTCGCGGCGGGAGAGCTGGTCGATACGGCGGGCGATGACATTTTCCACCGATTCAACAGGCAGCAGTGATGCCCACTTCCCGACATCAGCCCAGTGGTAAATTGTACGCGGTGGAATATTCAGTTCCTGCGCAATATCTTTCGGCGTCCAGCTTTTCATATAAAGCGTGCGGGCCGCTTCTTTTAATTCATCGGAATATTTAGCCATGCGGCTATTATGGCGGGATTATTTTGCAGAATTGATAATTAAATATCGGTAAAAAGTGGCTATGTATTTATAACCGAATACATAAGAAATAAAGCGGTCGCGCTGTTTTAATCAATTCGCAATACTGACCACCACAAACGAATCATTGTTATTAAATTCATTATTAAAGGTCAGTTATGCCGCAATCTCATTACCGCACGGATTGGCTATGTATTGCCACATCTGGAAAGGCTGTGGACGGTCGCACCATTGAACCGCAATGGTTGATTGATGCGGCAGAAACCTACACCCGCAAAACCTACACGGCCATGATTTGGCCGCACCATCCGCAATGCGATATCAGCGAACGTGAATTTACCTGCAATCTGGGGGAAGTGGACGCGCTGAAAGTGGAAACGGAAGGTGATGTCACGAAGTTATATGCCCAGTTAATCCCAAATCAATTTTTAATTGATGCCAATCGGCAGGGGCAAAAGTTATTTACGTCAGCAGAATTTGTCACTGATTTTGCAGGCAGTGGTCGTGAATATCTTTTTGGGCTGGCTGTGACGGATATTCCGGCAAGTCTGGGAACGGAAAAACTTAAATTCGTTTTAGCCGGTGAAGAAAAGGACGCCGAACGCGGGAGTCTGGAAACATTCAGTTTAGGAAAATTACAGACAAGTAAACCGGATAAAAAAAATTCTTTCTGGTCGCGTTTATTTTCGGCCAGTAAAGATTTTACGCCAACCCCAGAGCCAAACACTGACAAGCCCACCGAGGGCGACGGAGAAAAAATGGAAGAATTAAAAGCGCTCATTCAGCAAATGCTGGATCTGCTTAAAAGCGGTAAAGACGCCGCAACGGGTGATGCTGACACGGTTGATACCCCTGAACAGGCCGCTGATGTGGTGGCAGATGTTGCCGCCCAGATCGCTGATGCTGCCGACGAGGTGGCCGAGCTGGCGCAGGACGTTATCGAAAACCCGGAAGACGAAGTCAAAGCGGAAGAATTCAGCGCCGCCAAAGCCAACCTGGCAAAAGTCATGAAGTCATTCAATGTGACGCCAGCGAAGCGCCCACGCGCCAGCCGTCGCCGTGACTTTTCCGCCCGTCGCCAGCCAGCTGGCAACCAGATGGACAACCTTACCACGCAGCTGACTACCGTCCTGACTAAGTTGTCAGCGATGGAAAACGGCAATACGCGCCGCCCTGGCAGTGCGCCAGGCGGAAGCAAAGAACCGTTTGAGTTTGTTTAACAGCCATTCTTTTCAGGAATAAAAGATTATGCAATTAACCCCAAAAGCAGAGCAGATGCTGCGTAAGTTTGCCGCAGGCCTGGCGAAAGCTAACGGCCAGGTGGACACGTCGCGCTACTTCTCGCTGACAAATCCGAAAGAAACCCAGCTGCGCAATGCCCTGCTGCAAAGTTCTGAGTTCCTGCGCCTGCTGCCCAATGTGCTGGATGTGGACCAGATCACCGGCCAGGTGGTCAGCACCGGTAAACCGGGTATTTACACCGGGCGTAAAAAAGATGGTCGTTTCTCCCGCGCCCTGGGCGTGTCCGGTAACGAGTACAAGCTGGTAGAAACGGATTCCGGTTCGTATCTGCCTTACTCCCTGCTGGTTGTCTGGGCGAACGCGGGCAGCGAAGAGGAGTTCTTCCAGCGTATTCAGGCATTCAGCAACGAATCTTTCGCGCTGGATATGCTGCGCGTGGCGTTCAACGGAACGAGTGTTGCAGAAGATACAGACCCGGAAGCCAACCCGAATGGCGAAGACGTCAACATCGGCTGGCACAAAATCGTTAAAGACCGTTCATCTGAGCAGATTATTTCTGATGCCGTCACTATCGGCGCGTCGGGTGCTGACTTTATTGGTCTGGATGCGGCAGTCACTGACCTGGTGCACACCTGCATTTATGAGCCATTCCGCAATGACCCGCGCCTGGTTGTGCTGGCTTCCGCTGACCTTATCGGCAACGACGCCACCACCATGATGAATAAGATTGATCGCCCGACTGAGAAAGTCGCCGCGCAGCTTATTGGCCGCCAGATTGCTGGCCGTACCGTGTACACCCCGCCGTTTATGCCGGAGGGGCGCCTTATCGTCACCACGCTGGACAACCTGCATATCTATACCCAGCAGGGCACACGTAAGCGTAAAGCGGAATGGAACGACGACCGCAAGCGCTTCGAGAATAACTATCTGCGCATGGAAGGTTACGGCGTCGAGCATGACGAGCTGTATGCGGCATTCGACAAAATCACCCTTGCGACCGGCGAAGTTGCACCGGGAGGGGGCGCGTAAAAATGGCCATGACCCCGTGTCAGCGACACCGAGCACGCGTGAAAGCCACAAAGGCGCTGGATAAGTGCGAAGCCCTGACGGCATCGCCGGTCAGCTTTCACATTCAAATGCTGGAGCTGGAAAGGGATGTTGAACGGCTTCGCAGTCTGACGCGTGCAGAACGCATGGACATGAAGCGCGACGTTCTTTTGCCGCGCTGGATGCCGACCGTCGAGGCATATCTCGCCGGTGATGCCCGCTTTGCCAATCCGGCCCTGGTTTACTGCGTGATCTGGCTGTTCGATACGGGGGAAATGGGCAAGGCGCTGGACTGGGCTGACGTGGCTATCAGTGAGAGCCAGGCCACGCCGGAAAACTTCAAAAGCAACCTGCCTGCCTTTGTGGCCGACACGGTGCTGGAGTGGGCGATCATGCAGGCGGAAGCCGGTCACAGCATCGAACCCTATTTCAGCCGCACGTTTGAAAACATCCGCGAAAAGTGGCGTTTGCACGAAGACATTAACGCGAAGTGGTTCAAGTTCGCCGGTCTTTACCTGCTGCGCGACGAGAAGGGGCAGCCGCGTGCCACTGCCGTGGATGATGTGAACACGCTGGAGCAGGCCGACGCCCTTTTGGCCCAGGCGGCGGCGTACAACAAAAACGCCGGAGTTAAGACCATGCGCGAAAAAATCCGCGCCCGGATTAACGGCCTGACCCAGCTTTAACGACTCCCGCAAGCCGGGACGGGCGCGGGGGAGGCATCAACCATGCGGTTGTTGGCCGTGGAACCCGTTAGCCCGTTTCTATTGCAAAACCGAGGTGCGCCAATGAGTGGCCCAAGTTTCAGTATCAGCGGCAAGCCGGTGACGGTGACGCCAACAGCGATCACCAACGGCGTGACATTCTGGCCCGATCTCGATCTGGCCGAGTTTCAGAAGGTGCGCACGCTACCCGCCGATCTGCCGCCAGAAACCGCAGGCGTGGCCCTGCTGGCTGCTATTGCGGAAGTAAACGACGCGCTGGCCGACGTGGTGACGTACTGGAACGCGAAAGCCTGCGAGCGGGCTGCAGATGTACCGGGTGCAAAGATGGGCGACGAAACCCAGTTAACAGCCCAGTACAAAAAAGCGGTCTACGCCCGCGCAAAGGCCGATTTGCTGGGGGAGTTCGCCACCATCGGGCGGCGTGAATCGCATCCGGGGCAGGAAAGCCAGGACACCCGCGCCAGCCTGCTGGCCGAGGCGGCCAACGTGATGCGAAACATGCTGCGGCAACCACGCGTGGGGGTGCATCTGATATGAGCCAGCTTGAAAGCCTGACGGCGTTTATTACGGCAAATCTGCCGCCTGATGCCATGCAGATGTTTTCCAGTTCAATGGAGGATTGCGAGCTGGTACGCAACGCCAAAGCGCTGGGAAACAACCAGCGCCGGATCGGAGTGCTGACTTACACCGCCCGTTTGTCGTGGGATGACTTCCCCTACCGCAAATATTCGCCGGGGCTGATTTATGCCCTGGTGCTGGCCTGGGTGGATGAGTTCGCCAACGAGCTGCGCGACGAACTGAAGTTAGCCGATCCCACCGTGGACCCGGAGTTCGACGACGAAGGGTCATGCATTCTGGATGTGGTTGTCCCGCTGGTTGATCCGCTGGTCCTGCGTGAAGTGGAAAAAGGGCCGATCCCTTTCAAGGGCAAGAAATGGGACATCGTAAACCCCGAAATCTGGGAGGCGTCGCAACTGGAATTTATTGTCCAGCGTGGTGACGCGTCGTGATCCGTGGGGAGCTGAACCAGCAACAGCTAAAGCAGATGCGGGAAACGCTGGCAAAAGCTGACCTTCCCCCGCGTAAGCGCCAGCGCCTTTTATGGCGTATTGCAAAGCTGGGCATTGTCGCAGCGGCAAAACGTCACCAGCGCCAGCAGGCGGCCCCGGACGGTACGCCGTGGGAGCCGCGCAAGCGTGGCAAAGGGAAGATGTTAAAAGGGCTGCCCAAGCTGTTGGCCGTGCGCGAAATGCCGGAGATTCAGGGGGTAAGAATTTACCTCAAGGGCGGGAACTACCGGAACGGGACGAAGCCCATCGCGGCGGGTCTGGTCGGCGCGGTCCAGCAGGACGGCGCACGGATCCAGATGAAAGCCAGTAACGCCCCGCGTAAGCCGCAGGCTGACAAGCCAGCGCTACCGCGACAGGCCAAGCGTCTGCGGGCGCTGGGTTACAAAACCCGCAAGGGCAAACGCTGGGTTAAGCCGTCCAGCAAGCAAATCATGGAAACCATGAGCATGGCCCAGGCGGGATTACTGATTCGAAAACTGAAAGGCACACCCTCAAAACGCACATGGACCATTGATATTCCTGGGCGCGTTTTTCTGGCGGTGAGCAACGACGAATTTAACCAAATTATTGCGCGGCAAATGCAGGCAATCGGCTTCGGCTGGGACGTCAACGCGCAGCAAATCAGGGGGTAAAAATGACCTGGCCGAATGTCAACGTCAGTCAGAAAAACCGCTTCAACGGCACAACGAACGACGTCGAGCGCGTCATCCTCTTTGTGGGTTACGGCGACACTAACATCGGGAAAACCCAGTCGCTGAATACCGGCAGCGATCTGGATAAAGCCCTGGGCGACAAAGACAGCCCGTTAAAAAATATGGTGGCCGCAGCGGCCAATAACGCCGGTCAGAACTGGTTTGCTTACGTGCATGTGCTGGCAGAACCAGACAAGGAAGCCGAGGGCTATAAACCAGATGAAGACTGGATGAACGCGGTCAAGATGGCCCAGAGCGTGGCATCCGTGGAAGGGGTTTTCCTGGTATTTGATACCGACGAAGTGGCAACCATCAACCGTGCAACGGAAATGCGTATCACCTTGCAGGCTAATTATGGGCGATTTATCTGGTTTGGCCTTGCGATAGGCGGGCCGAAACAGGGCGAAGCATGGGCCGATTATGTGACGCGCCTGGCACAACTCCAGGAAGGTATTGCGTAGATCGGAAGAGCGTCGTGTAGGGAAAG